CGTATTATGGGTATCGACACACCTGAGTCACGCACACGTGATAAGGTAGAGAAGAAATTTGGTCTCGCTGCAAAAGCATGGGTCAAAGGTCTTATGCCTGTTGGTAGTCATCAGATCCTTAAGACTGAAATCGCCAGAGATGGTGAGGACAAAAAAGGTAAATTCGGACGTATCTTAGGTGACTTCCTAATCGATGATGTCAGAATGACTGATATGATGATCGAAGCAGGACATTGCGTACCATACTTTGGTGGTTCTAAAGAAGAAACACAGGCAGGACATATGAAAAATAGAGAACGTCT